TACTCCTTATTTTTTAAATCCATACAAAGTCATTCGACCAGATGTAATTGTTCCTGTGCTTGGATATATTTTCCAACCAGTTACTGCTGTTACTTGAGAAAGAACAATTGTTTTTTCCTGAATAGCATAAGATCTTCTAGTTGGACTATTAGTTGAAGCTCCACCTCTCATTGCTCCATGATATATACAAATAATATTATTTGTACTTCCAGCATGAGGAATATCTAATGTTGCATTATAATTATTTCCTCCACCTGATACACTAGACCTAAATTGAAATCCCTCTCTACTTGTTTTTTCTCCTCTGCCAAATTCAAGATAACTGTCATTACCACCAGTATAATTATTCAAGCTTACGTTTCTAAAAGATTGTGAATAATATCCTGCTGTATCGTAGTAGTCATTCCAAGCAGTAGATACACCACCATAATCTGATGAAATATCTCCAGATGCATTCATTGCTTTTTCTCTTATGTAACAAGTAGTGCTAAAAACTAAGTTTTGATAAACAATTCTATATGCACCATAAATTGCATCATTAAAAAATCCATCTACAGACAATGATGCACTTGAACTTGCATCTACTGTAGCAAGAACATCTACATTACCAGATCCAGCTACACCAGACGCTAGTTTTGTCCAGTAAGTAGTATTAACTGTACCTGTTGTTTGTGGTGCTTGGTTTGTTGAACCTTGCACAGCAACAAATGTGTGTGTTCCATCTGAATCGTATTGAACAATATCGTTTTTATTGTAAGCAGTTGAGCTTGACCAAGTTCCTTGATTAGTGCTTGAAACTGCATTTCCTCTTGCCATCAAATTCCAGTACGAAGTATTTATAGTACCATTAGTTGATGGTGCTTGATTTGTTGATGCAGCTACTGCAACATAAGATGAAAATTCACCATTGTCTAAATGTTGAACGACATCTTTTGCTGTGTAACTAGTAGCACTTGACCAAGTGCCTTTTTGTGTAAACGAAATTTTACCTATGTCGATTGTCGCCATTTTTTTATTTCTCCTTATGTTATTTCGTTAATTATTTATATACTTATTGTTAAACTGTAGCAATAAGTCTACCATTATTATTTAAGCTAAATGTGAAGCCACTAGCAGCAAATAAGACGTCATCGAAAGCGTCATATTCAGTTGCACTTATATTATCAGCTCCTTGATTTGTAGTAGTAACTCTTACTGAGTTATTAGCAGGAACAGGTGTATTAGCTTGACCACCCATACCTGAATGTGAACTGCAGTAATAGTAAAGCGTTGGAGCTCCACTAGCTACTACAATCGTAACTTGTGTTGATGAATTTACAGTAACTCCTGTTGTGTAAGCACTTGTATTTCCACTATCTGTTGAAAATCTAAATGGATGTGCTGAAGGATGTGTAAATACATAAGTATTACCTTCATATAATTCTAATGTTTTTTGTTGGATACCATCAATAAAATAATAATTTGAACCACCAACATTTTGAACTGATACAGTAATATTTATTGTTGATGGATTGTAATACATTTCTAAACCATAAACTTCTGCTGAAGAAGCATTTGAATATTCTAATGCTGTTCCTCCTGAATTTACGACTAAAGCTTGTCCTGCTGTACCTAATGTACTTAATCCTGTACCACCATCAGATACTCCTAAAATACCACCAAATCCTGGTACATCAGCAAATTCTAATCCATTAGCTCCACTATTAACTCTAATAACCTGATTAGCAGATCCTATAGATGTAAGTCCAGTACCACCTTTTGTAGTTGGAACAGTCGGTAAACGAGCTGTTCCCATTGTTCCTGATGTAATATTAGCTGCATTTATAGCTGCAACATTAAATGTTCCAAAAGTTACTAAGTCTAAAATATCACCAGAAGCTGCTCCAGAAGCTAGTACAACAGAGTTACCTGATGTTACTGTACAATCAGTACCATTGACAAGTTTAACACCATTAAGATAACAATCTATAAATGGTGAATCATAGCTAAGGCTATTTCCTGCTGAGTCATTTCCACTAAAGGTTGTTTGATTAGCAGTAGCTGTATATTGAAATCTAGCTGATGTTCCATTAACAGATGAACCTGCAGCTGCCCAACCAGATGCTTTGTAAACTTTTAATTCGTTAGTAGTAGTGTCGAAATATAGATCACCAACATTTAACGAACTAGTAGGTGCTGATGATGCAACTCTATATACATCAGCAAAGTTTTGTACTGATGCTAAATTATTTGATACGTTTGTTACTGCAGCATTAGCTGATGCTAAAGCTGATAATCCTGATATTCCTGCAAGTGTTGCAATATTATTTGTTGGAGTTATTTGTCCAGCAACTGTATTGATATTTGTGGTATTTGCTCCAGCAGCAGATATGTTAGTTGCATTAGCAGCAACAGTTGATACTTCAGTTGCTTTTGGAACTAATCTTACAAATGTGTAAGTATTAAGTGTAGTTGTAGTTTCTACTAATAATCCAAAGCCTGAAGCAAATGTAGCTGCAGCTCCACATCCATTTATAGTTACTGTTGAGTTTCCTATTGTTCCATTTGAAATAGTAATAACTCCAGATCCATCAGCTGTTAATCCAGTAGATAAAGCTGTAATACTTACTATAGTACCAGCTCCATCATTTACATCTGGATTAGTATTTGGAAAACTTGTTTCATTTGCTATAGGTACAAATCCACCTACATCATCAACGAGATCTATAATTCTAGCAGATATAGCAGCAGTTGTTGCTACTTTAGTATCTGAGTTACTCCAAGTATCTCCTGATGCTATTGTTTCTGTAGAGTCTTGTCTAAAATATCTAGAATCAGAGGCAGATGTTGTAAATACTGTAGTATCATCAGGTGTACTACCTGCGTGTGATGAAGCATCTACTAATAATCCTGAAGATAAATTTGCTCCTGTAATAATACCAGTAGGTATAGAGTTATTTGTTTTTGATAAAATACCTACATAAATAACTAAAGATTCATTTTGTAAAGATCCTGAATCCCAAGTTACGTTTACTGTTGTATCTGTAGAAAAAGATGAACTAGCTATTGTTCCAACTATTGTTCCTGTAGATGATCCTACAGCTTTTACCCTTCTACCAGCATGATAGAATGATGTTACATTAGCTCCAGCAACTGTAAATGCTGTTCCACTTACATATGCAAAAGTATGTGATCCATCACCATCACCATAAATAACCCATTGAGAGTCATTATAAAATTCTCTTATATCAGCTGTTATAGCTCTAAAGGCATTGTTAATATTTGAAGGTAACATACCTTCTTGAATATCAACACCTCCTACTGAAGTATTATTACTTGCTGTACTACTATAATCTTTTATCCCTGCCATTTATTCTCCTATGCCATAAACCAAGCAAATGCTTTGTCATTTTCTGTATTATTTTTATTAATTAGTTCGTTCACACTTTGTTCTAATTGTCTTTGAAAGAACTCTTGTGATTCAAATGAATATCTTACATTATCTATATCGTTATTATCACTCATCTTATTCCTGCCTTACTTAATACAAAATCTACTCCTTGTGCATGAGTAAATGTTGTTTTTGATGGTATCTTAACATTAGCTCTAATGTATCTACCAGACTTTCTTACTGGATTCATACCACTACTATTTTGTGTTACTGATGTAGATTCTGTTTCATTATCAGCAACTCTTTCTCTAGTTTTAACTGTTAATGTAGATATAGAATCTACTATTGGTCTTACTCCTGTTATGTTAGCTCTTAGTCCAGCAAAAGGTTCTAACTCTGCTGTTTCTACTTCACACTCATTAGAGTTTCCAGAAAATATAGCTGCTTTAAAATTTTCATCTATAGCTCCTAAGAATAATTGACCACCATTCCAGAAGTCTGTATCAAGAGCTGCATTAATATTTTCTAAGTTTTGAGATATAATATCCATTAATTCTACAGTAAAAGCTCCAACAAATTGTGGGAATATTACACTTGTATTAGCTTCTGCTAATGACCATTTTTTAGTTGCATAATTGTATATAATAATTCTATCACATAAACCTGTTTGATTAGGTGATGTATTAATACTTGGATATGCCCATAATGCTAACTGATTAAATGGGTCAACAGCTGCTTTAATTCTATCTGTATATGCTTTGTTAAGATCAAGATCAAAAAATCTATTTACTTTTTCTACACCAATAGGTGTTATAGTATCTCCTGATAATTGATAAAATCCATCATCAGAATAAAAGAATACATTTCTATTATCTTGACATACTGTTTGTCCATATACAGCTCCTCTGTTTGGAGATATAACTGATAGTCTAAATACTACAGATCCACCAACAAAGTCCATACGTATGATTTGATTTTGTCTAAACACATATCCTATCTCACCAGATGTAATATGTACTATTCTACCACCTGATCCAGGTAAGTCTTGGAAGTCAGCTTGTTTACCTTGCCATGTTGCAAGATCATTTATACCTGACCATTGTATTCTATTTGTATTTGTAGGTTGATTACCTGTAACAAAAAAATCTCGAATAACTCCTGATACTCTAAATGTAGGTAAAGAACCTGCAGTTACTATTGTACTAAGATTAGCAAAGTTTGTAGATGTGCCCATTAAATAATATTGTGGTGCGTCTACTCCATTACTTGCAATTACATAATTACCAAATTGTGTAAATGTAACGTAGTCTGTATTTGTTCCATTCAATCCTGATTTTCTAGATGTAAATGTTCCTGTAGCTAACTGATATAAATTTGTATTTGTTGCTACAAAGTTAAAGATATTATTTGAGTTATCTCTAAATGAACCTGCACCTTTAGCATTAGCACCAACATTATTTGATGTATAATTTACTAAAGATGGAAATCTTTTGTATGTATTTAATGTATGATATACGTTTGTAGCTACATTAGCACCTGGCTTTAAATGTTCAGGTTGATCAGGTAGCCATTCTCCAAAAGGTACTTGCATTATCTGTTCCTATAAAATGATAAATCTGTTTGTACATCTGTTCTTTGTTGAACAGGTGCTCCTCCATATGAATCTTGTTTGTCGTTCTGCTCACATCTTTCTAATGCAGTTGAATACATCTGTAACCATTGTGATAGTTGTGTTTGATCAATTCCACCAAGAAAGTTAGCTGCATGATATAATGAACCATACAAGTAAATTGCTGGATGTTTATTTAAGATGTAATTTGATGTATTAGAATTACTAAGCTCTGATATAGCTTTATAGTATGATAACTTCCCAGTATAAGAAGTATCAGGAGCAGGACCGAATCTGAATTTTTCCACTTCATTGTCTGCCTCGATTGTATATGTTCTTGGTCTACCAGTTCTTGATCCACCTTTTATTTCAAACATATTATGTGGTGTGATATACTCTAATGGATATTTAACTGATGATTGTAGTACATAAAATGATCTTACAGCTAAAAAACCTGTAGGAGCATTTACTTGTTCAGCATTGATAGTAATATCATCTTGCTGTTCCATTTGTCTTATTCTTAATTTTGCATTGAAGTCAGCTTCAGTTAATTTAATAAAGTCATCTTGTATCTCTGTTGTAAGATCAGATCTATTTAAAAAATTAGCTATAGATGCTTTTAATTCTGTGTATGTTGATAATGCCATTATAAACTGCCTTCTGCTGTTCTGAAATATTTAAACTCATTAGAGTTTAATTTCATTCTCATTATTTTTCTTTGAATTTCTTTTGGTAAAGCAAACCAGTTGTTGCTTCCATTATATTCTTTTGCCCAGATCTGTAGTACTAATGGTGGTACACTAGCTACTCGTTTCATTCCTTTTTCAGAAGAAACCCATCCTTTGTCGTGATTGTATAACTCTTTATTTCTTTTCAACAAATGATTTACATCTTGTTGATTATTAATAGTAAGTTTACCATCTGACTCTTGGATATACTTAGTTTTTATTCCACCATCGTATTCTACAGATCGAACTTTTCCCATTACTCTGTCAATTCAGTTACGTATAAATTTACAGATCCTATTACAGCAACTTTTTCACCTTCAGATACTTTAAAATATTCATATGATTTAGATTCTAAAAATATCTTAGAAGTTGTTGCTGTAGGATTTACTCCAAACTCAATATGACAATCAGCGTCTCCCATAACTCTAACATACTCTACGTTAGAACCAAATGCTGATGATTGAGCTGAAGATCCTGATGAATTAACTTTTTGTGTAGTAACAGGTCTCATCGCAATGTGTGACATGTTACTCCTTATCTTCT